TCTGTGGTACAATCATATATAAACGAACTAGACGATCAGGATATTGGCTGATCGTACTCTAACCCAACTATGAAAGGAAACAAAATGGGTATTAACTTGGATAAGATGAGAGAGAAGCTGGCCACCCTTAAGGGCACCGGCGGAGACAGGGACAGCTTTTGGCGTCCCGAAGATGGGAATCAGGACATTCGTATTGTCCCTACTCCCGATGGAGACCCCTTCAAGGAGAAGTGGTTCCATTACAACCTGGGAAACACACCGGGATTTTTATGTCCCAAACGTAACTACAGCGACGAATGTCCTGTGTGCGAGTTCGCGTCACAGCTATGGCGTGATGGGGTAGACAACAATGATGATGGCAGCAAGAAGGTTGCTAAGAGTCTGTTTGTACGACCCCGCTTTTTCTCGCCCGTAATGGTGCGCGGCGAGGAAGATAAGGGTGTGCGCATCTGGGGCTACGGCAAGATGGCTTATGAAAGTCTTCTTGGTCTCGTGCTCAATCCGGAGTATGGTGATATCACCGACCCCGAGACAGGCACCGACCTTACTATGACGTATGGCAAGCCTGCCGGCGCGTCGTTCCCGCAGACGAAGCTCGTCCCTCGACGACGTAGCTCAGAACTGTGTGAGGATATGACGCCTGATAAGTGCGCAGAACTCCTGGAAAGCATTCCAGACTTGGAAGGTCTCTTTGAGCGTAAGACGCCCGAAGACGTGGCGTCACTGCTCGACACCTTCATGAACTCGGGGATAGAGGACCCCGAAGCGGTTTCGTCCGAAACCCAAAAGTTCGGTGGCTCATCTACGACCACTGACACTGAAACAAACGCTGTTGACCAAGCGTTTGCCGAGCTAGGCGCTCTATAAGCCTAGCCCTCCACTCCCGCAGGGAGGCCCGGGGTTACAGGGGTCTCACATAACACTCACTTGAAAGGAATAAAATGAGTCTAGCAGAAACTTTGAGAAACTTGAACTTGCCAACCGATGCGGTGGCAGAACTATCATACGAGGCGGGCACTGATGTGTTCGTCCATAATGAAACCGATACTGAGGATGGCCTTCGCGAAACGGATACCGCTGAATATCTCGCAGGTCTTGTAACCACTAAGGGGCTTACAGTCACCAGTGGCTACGCCAATGAGGAGGTCTTGCAGGCAATGCGTGATAATGATCTGCTCGACGATTACGACCGCGGCGACTTTGCCTTTGAGGACTTCGTTGCAGAGGTAATCCGCTCGAGCCACTGGGACCATGAATGGGTAGACGCGAGTACGGAGAAGTATGATTATAAGCGCGGCTTTTGTACGGTTTCAGCCAATGTGAACGTACCTGTGCAGCAACTAATTGAAAATGAATCAGCAGCCACTGGATGGAAGGTGTCCGTCCAGACAGAGAATGGGACTCTCTGCGTAGACTGCTAACGCATCCCCCCCGCAGGGAGGCCCGGGGTTACAGGGGCCTCAAATATCTAGGGGATATACATGAGTGGAAAACATCTATCTAAGCGCGCCAACTGGCAAGCCGGCGCGAGGGTCACAGGCGATAAGGGTGAGGAAACCTTCCTTAAGAAGCTAAGGAAAGCGCTCCCCGAGCAGTATGAAATAAGATCTCAGCCGGTTTTAGAAGTTATTAAGAATAAAAAGATACGACTGGATGGAGTTGTTACTAACACTGAAACAGGGAAGAGCATTTTTATTGAATGCAAAACCGGAACACAAGGGGGCAACGCGCATGAAAGAGTTTATAAGTTCGGCCTACAAAAATTGAAGAGAGCGGTTAGAAAGAAATATAATACTGCAGCCGAGCCGTTCTTCTTGGTTTTTGCCGGGAGAACCTTTTTTGGTAAGCCATATTATATCGAAAGAAAAGATAAGAAGACAGGCAAGAAAAGGCGCACCTTGGTAGATCCCAAGAAATATCAAGAAGAAATGAAAGTTCTTTTGGAAAGAAAAAACTATGCGATCATGAAGCCTCGCTATGAAAATATTGCCGAAGTAGCTAAAAGGATCATGGAACGGATATGAAGCCTTTGTTTATGTGGGCCGGTGGAAAAACGCGGCTCATTAAAAAGTATAAAGAGCGCGGAGTTCTTCCTCGCACGATTGAACATTATGTCGAACCCTTTATGGGCGCCGGCGCCATGTTTGTTTGGGCCTACAACCGAAACAAAAACGCAACCTTTGTTCTGAACGACTATAACCAGTATATTATGAGCATCTATAGGACCATTCGTGGCGACTGTAATAACTTTTTGGCGAAGATGGACGAACTAGAATCTGAATATCTCCCTCTTAATAATAAGAATGAAGTTGTTTACTATCGCCTCACGAAACCCAACAAGGAGCGTATAGGTGGAGAAAGAAAAAAGTTTTATTATAATTTGTTAGATGAATATATTCACCACCACAAACAATGGGGCCGCACGGAAGAAGATGCAGTACTTTATTTCCTTTTAAAGACCGGGTTCAATGGGATTTGGCAGACCACCCAGGAGTCAGGAGATCGCTACGCTACTCCGTCTGGACTCTTAAATCACTCGAAGAAGGTATATGACAAACATAATGTGCTCGAATGGCAAAAGGCCTTAAAAAACACTACGTTACTTGCTGGTGATTTTGGGAAAGTATTGCCATATGTTAAGGAAAACTCATATGTCTTCCTCGATCCTCCGTACCGAGGGTCGTTTACCCAGTATGGGGTGGACTTTGATGACGCATGGCAAGAGCGCGTGATTAAATTTTTAAATGACTCGACAAAGCTCGGCGCTTATGCTATGCTATCTAATAGGGTGGTTGAAGATGAAGAGGATGATTTCTTTGAGAGCAGGCGCACCAAGAATGAGATTATATACTTCGATGTTACATACACTGCGGGCAGACGAAAACAAGCCGGCGTGGATGAAGAGGGTAACACAATATTTGAGGCCAAGAAGGCACGAGAAATACTAATGATTGGAAAAAAATAGTGGCAAAATCAAAATCTAAAGTGGGAACGATATCTGTAGGTGACTTGCGTTCTCTTATTAACAAGGCTTCCGGTATGGAAGTCGCTTATAACCTTAAAGACGAGAACCCCACCGAGGTCAAGGAATGGATTCCGACCGGGTCTCGCTGGCTCGACAGTATCATCTGTCGGGGCCACCTCGCAGGCATCCCTGTCGGCAAGATCTCGGAGATCGCAGGACTTGAATCAACAGGCAAGTCTTTTATGGCTGCACAAATTGCGGGAAACGCTCAACGAATGGGCATGAATGTAATCTACATGGACGCCGAGTCTGCGATCGATCCCACCTTCTTGGAGCGCGCTGGCTGCGATCTAGAGACACTTATTTATGTTCAGGTCCAGTCAGTTGAGCAAGTACTTGAAACTATTGAACAAATACTCAATAGTGGATCGGAAAGAACCCTGTTTATTTGGGATTCGCTCGCCCTTACACCATCTGTTTCGGACGTCGAGGGAGATTTCAACCCTCAATCATCGATGGCAGTGAAGGCTCGCATCCTCGCTAAGGGTATGTCCAAGCTAACTATTCCTATTGCGAACAGTCAGTCGACCTTCCTGGTCCTGAACCAATTGAAGACTAATATCACAAGGTTCCCGGCCGAGGCAATGACCACGCCCTACGTCACGCCGGGAGGGAAGGCAATGATTTACGCTTACTCTCTGCGCGTGTGGTTGACGGGTCGCAAGGCCAAGGCCAGCTTTGTTCTGGACGACAACGGATTCCGAATCGGATCTGAAGTCAAAGTCAAGCTCGAAAAGTCTCGCTTCGGAACACAGGGGCGTAACTGTGCCTTTAAGATTCTCTGGGGAGAGTCCGTCGGTGTGCAGGACGAAGAGTCGTGGCTTGAAGCTATCAAATCTTCGGAGAATCTTAAGAGAGCTGGCGCATGGTATGCTCTGGTACATGATGATGGAACCGAAGAGAAGTTTCAGGGTTCTCATTGGGTTGAGAAGCTGCAAGACGAGCGGTTTAGACAGCGCGTGTTCGACATACTGGATGAAGAGATCGTCATGAAGTTTGATAACCGCACCGGGAATGCACAAGATCATTACACTTTAGACGATGAGTGACTATTTATTGTTGACACTCACGTCACTAATATAAAGGAATAGCGTAATGAAACAATTATTATTAGACACTGCAGCGTTAGGTAAGAATGTTCTGCTACTTCGCGCCCCGCGCGAACTCTATCTACTTTTGGGAGCGAACAGCGCTGCTGCTCTCCTAGTCGGTCTCTTAGTCGGCCATTGTTCCGCGTTGTAGGAGCGAGAAATGAGACTAACTAAGCAAAGATTAAGAGAGATTATTCTAGAAGAGATTGGGGAGATTGACGTCCAGTCGCAAGAGGAGGACCCTGAGCGCCTTTTGCGCCGCGAAATCCGAGAGTCTAAGAGGGCCCTGGCCGCGGCAATGAAACAGTTTGTGCAACTTCAGAACGAACAACCTGGGACGCGTCCCGAGTGGGGGCCCCGGATGCTCAGTAAGTTTGTCGACAACTGGATCACAGAGTTCAGAGGGTGGTAATAAATGAAACTTTCGAAGCACAGGCTTAAAGAGATTATTTTAGAAGAACTTCGTGAGGCTTATTCTCGGGAAGATGTGAGCAGTATTATTAATGCACCTCAAAGGTCCGCCGCTGCGCCAAACCTGAGAGAGCCGTGGGACGGGATTGAAGAAAACGCAGGTCGCCTGGATATCTTATCGAATCAGATTGGCCAGATTGCCCGGGCCCTCGGCGTAGAACTCTAAAATGAAACGCTCTAAACAAACCCTCAAAGAACTCCTGAGAGAGGTTTACGAAGAGGAGAAAGTAGAGCGCGCCCTTGACCATGCCGCCGAGAAGATGGCCAAGATGCTACAAAAACAATACGGAGATGAGACTGCCATCAAGCTTCTCACTTATGCCCTCGATACAATTCAGCCGGGACTCTATCAGCCAAGCGACGTTGAACGCGAAGAGTTTATGCAAGAGCCTTATCCGGGTTCAAGAAAAAGAATGTCGGGCAAAATAGATTTCAAATAGTCCTTGACACTACCACCCCATAGTGTATACTATGGTATGGGGAAACAACGACGTTACATCTCCTTCGCAAAGAAGGTCGCAGAACAATCAGACTATGGAAAGTTTAGACACGGCGCCGTCCTTGTAAAGGGGAACTCGATACGCAATGTATCGTGCAACAAACATCGTCATTGCCATTTTGGAAAGAGGTTTCGTGAATCTCACACTGGCATCCCTACCTTACACGCAGAGTTGGGGGCCATTCTAGGAATGGATCGCGCCGTTACGCAGGGCTCAACCATCTACGTAGTAAGAATTAATAAAGAAGGACTCCCCCGCATGAGCAAGCCGTGCCCCATGTGCGAGAGCGCTCTCAAACACGTAGGCGTGAAGAGGGTAGTCTACACCGACAGAAACGGCAGAATAGAAAACATGATACTATGAAAAGAGTAATGATCATCGATGCGCTGAATGCATATTTCAGGGCATATATTGTAGACCCCAGCATGTCTACTAACGGGCAACCGATCGGCGGCGTTAAGGGGTTCTTGAAGATCCTCCAAAAGCTGGTACGAGAAAACAAGCCAGACATGGTAGTTGTGGTATGGGACGGACCCGGAGGGTCCGCTAAGCGTAGAGCTATTGTGAAGGAATATAAGGAGGGGCGCAAGCCTATTCGTCTCAACCGCGAGAGCAACCTCACGCCCGACGAAGAGACCGAGAATAAGGTGTGGCAGCAGACGCGTCTCTTAGAATACCTCAATGAGCTCCCCATTCCGCAGTTTATGTTTCCCGAGGTAGAAGCAGATGATGTGATTGCGTACGTTGTCCAGTCGGAGAAGTTCAAGGGGTGGGAGAAGGTAATAGTTTCTAGCGACAAAGATTTTATTCAGCTGTGCGATGATGAAACAGTTTTGTTTCGTCCCATCCAGAAAGAGGTGCTTACCACGAAGAATGTTTTAGAGAAGTACGGCATTCATCCTCGCAACTTTGCGATAGCACGAGCGATAGCAGGAGACAAGTCGGATAACCTCAAGGGCATTGTTGGAGCCGGCTTACCTACCGTGAAAAAAAGATTACCATTTTTATTTGAGGACAAAGAGTATTCATTTCAAGAGGTTATAGATTTTTGTGAGAAATCCGAGGGAAGAGTAGTGTTTTTTGATCGCGTAATCGAGAACCAAAACCTAATTATAAGGAACTACAAGTTGATGCAGCTATATGATCCCAACCTATCTCGACAAAGCAGACAGAAGGTAGATTATGTATTCGATAATCTAGGATATGAGTTTAACAGAACTGAGTTCATTAAGATGATGAATGAGGATGGTTTCGGGGTATTTAACTGGACCGATTTATTTGCTACGATGAACCGATTCTCTGTTGACAAAGCACTGAGAAACAAGTAGAATAGTCTAAGAGGTGGACATGGAAAAAGAAAAGGTAACCTTTTCTCGGTATGGCAAATCGTTTCAAGAGCAATTGTGTATGGTCATTCTCGATGACCGTCCTTTTGCCGATCAAATAGAAGAAGTCCTTGACGTTAGCTTTTTAGAGCTTCGATACCTCAAGCTTTTTCTCAAAGTAATATTTCAATACAGACAAAAATATGGGGTTCACCCATCGCGATCAATCTTGGGCACCATCTTGCGTTCAGGCATCGATGATGAAAATGAAATGACTCAACAACAGGTGCGAGAATATTATGCTCGCGCAATGTCTGCTCGTTTGGAAAATCAAGAGTACATTAAAGATACTGCTCTTGATTTTTGTCGCAAACAGAATCTTAAATCAGCCATGATAAAGTCCATAGGACTTTTGCAGAGTTCATCGTTTGATGAGATAGCAGTTGTGATCAACGACTCACTCAAGCTCGGCGCCGATAACAACGGCGGTTATGACTGGAAGAAGGATTTCGAAGAGCGCTTTAAGCCTCGGTTCAGGAACCCTGTCACTACCGGATGGCCTCTCATCGACGACATATGCCAGGGAGGACTTGGACAAAAGGAACTCGGGGTAGTGATAGCCCCGACGGGCGCTGGTAAATCCATGGCCCTGGTACACCTGGGAACCCAAGCTCTTAAAGAAGGCAAGACGGTGGTTCATTACACGCTAGAACTACAAGATACGGTGGTGGGCTCTCGGTACGATAGCTGCTTAACACGGATTGAGTTGGGCGATTTGATGACGTTTAAAGAAAAGATTTATGAAGAAGTGCAAGACATTGAGGGGCAACTGATCATCAAAGAGTATCCGACCAAGTCAGCATCAACTCACACTCTTAAAACACATCTGGAACGTTTACGTATGAAGGATGTTTCTATCGACATGGTTATAGTAGACTATGCGGATCTGCTGCGGCCCGTAACTGCTCAGAGAGAGAAGCGTAATGAACTTGAATCTATCTACGAAGAGCTTCGCGGTCTGGCGCAAGAGTATAAGTGTCCTGTGTGGACAGCCTCCCAGACCAATCGATCCGGACTGAACGCCGAGGTTATAACTATGGAATCCATCTCTGAGGCATTCAATAAGTGCTTGGTTTCAGATTTTATATTTAGCATTTCACGAACCACTGATGACAAGCTGGCAAATACA